CCATCGTCCCACCAGCCAGGGGGAGGTAGGAGGCAAGAGCCGAGGCGATCTGTCCGAACGCGGCCGCATCGGATGGGTCGGCGCCGTCCGTCAGGTCTGTGATTTTGTGGGTGTTCATCGAAAAATCGTCTGCTGGTGCGGTCAGGTCCCCCACGGTCAGGTCCAGGACCCATGCCTTGTTCGTTGCGTCGTAGTCGTTTACCGGGTCTCCGATCTGGATGACCCTGTTCCGGCGCATATCAAGAGTGCCTCGATAGATCGTGGCGTTCCCATTTGAATTGACCACGAACCGATACTTGTAGTCGATCCGATGCAACGTTACGCCAGATGCCGTCTCCGCAAATGCCGCATCCACCGTGAGAGACGTATCGCTCGCAATAGCTGTGACCTTATGCGTTTCGTAGGATTCTTCCGAGTAATAGGCCTCGATATAATCACCGACAGCGATTTCGGTTATGAATTTAGTCCCTGAACCCAGGAGTGTCGTCGTTCCATCAACGGTTCCGGTCCCCGTCATCGCCTGAGACGCGCTGGTCACGTAGTGAAGGCCGGACCCCGTAGCTGTAACCGCCTCCGTGAGCGTCAGCTCAGTGTCACTCTCAACGGATGCAACATATTTTTCCTCGGCGGGCGAACCCGCCACCACAAAATAATCGCCAGGTTTTAACAGATCGAGGAAGTGTGTGTTCGTCCCGACAACAGCGGTCGTCCCATTCACCGCGATTGTTCCGTCACCTAATCCGATTCCGCTTTTTGAATTGACCACGAATGTGTCGTGGATGCTGTCCTCTGTTGGTCCGGTCGCCCACGGGCCAACAGTCACGCTCCCACGAAATTCAAATAACCCGCTCCCTTCGGCATTCCCAGGCGCCTTGACCGCTTGGAAAAATACCAATCCTGCTGTGTCGTTAAGGACCATCACGGAACCAGACGCGGCTGTTTTGGGTGTAAACATCAACCCGCCGGATGCCGTTGAAATATCAAGCTTGCTCGCTCCGCCGTCTGCTCCGAGGGTCAGAGTGTCGGTGCTATGGTCGAACCGAACATATCCGGCATCCGAATCCGTAGGGGTGCCGAAGTTTATCGAACCGATCTTGTCGTCTGGTGTTAGGACGGTGATCCCGACAGAATCATCGCCCTCAAGGAGAAGCCCTTTATAGGCGAGCGGATCGGAAAGAATCGTAGTCGAGTTATAGCTCACATGTAGTTTGGAGAGCGCCTCTGAAGTTAGGATTCCAATCCCCACATTACCGGCTGCATCCTCGTCAATAACGCGCAACCAATTCGCCGCATCCCATCTCCGCATTTCAGGAGAATCGGTCGCAGTCCAAAGCATCCCTCGCGGGATCGTAGGCAACGCGATCAAACCCGCCGCATAGTCAGCAGCCCATTGAGCGGCATACGCGCTCATCTCCGCCAGCGTTCCGGTCTGTGTGGCGGTATGCAGATCATTCACCGTCGGGCTTGTGTCGCCAGTCGTGTCTGCGTGTATCTCGTTCAATGGGTCAGACATTTGAGCCTCTCAAAAGCAAGTTTTGGTCGCCTCTTGTTTTTACGATTAGCCCGGACCTGAAGTACATGTAACGTCCGGCGGAGGTCGGGGTGCCGATGTTGTAAAAAAAGTTCGCGCGTTTTGCCTTTATTGTTGTCGAATATCCGTCGTGCGTGTATTCAAGGACCTGGAACAACTCCCCGGACAGGCTCCAATCGGAGTTCGTGATTCCGATTATATCCCCGACTCGTACGGAAGGGTACCAAGGCATCGGCATTTCCGTTAAATACAGTCTCGCATATTTCCCATTCAAAAGTATGTCGGCCACAAGTGAAGTGTCGATAAATATTGGGCTGTCGATCATCTGCAAATACTCAACCCCGTTATACATTTTTTTGGATACGGCATCAGACCTGTCTGTGATGATCGTTCCGGTTTCGGAGGACGCTACTGTTCGGCCATAGACAACCACTCCATCAAGGGTCGATCCGGAAAGGCCAGTGGCGTCTATGATTAGATATCCAATATCCGAGAGCCCGTAAAAAGTGCATGGGTATGTTATCGCGTCTATTACTACGTTTGTCTGCAAACTGGGGTCATCATATATAGTTGTTCCGGACGCGACCGCATAACGATGAGTTGTTGGAGAATATCCCTGACCTCGATCCGACACCGATAACGACATTGCAAAAACGTTCTTCTTATTTCCCTCAACCACATACGGCAGGTCGTCCGGCTGTGTGAATACAGCGGACATTGATGTCGCAAGCGACTGATAGTTTGCTTTTACTTGCACTCTGTTTGCGACTGGGTTTCCGATGGCGAGAACCATGTTGTCGACGAACCCGTCGCCCCACTCAAACTCGTATTGTGCAACGGGTTTCTTCTGGTCCTGGCCTGCCACCAGGAACCCCGTCAAACCGGCGTCATATAACGTGTTTCGTTGCCATGCAGCATTCCAGAAATCGAACGTCTGCTCTAACGGATTGGCATCTATCGACAACGGAGAAATCAAGTTATCTTGAGAAAACAGCCCGAGGTTAAAAGCTGTAGTAAAAGACGCCGATGTATTCCAGATAAAAAGCTGAACGCCTGAAGAATCGCCAACGTAAAAATAAAAGAACCCATCCTTGTAGCATGTCTGTACCCCGGACCCCGTTGCTCCGGTAGATGTTGAAAGAATCCCAACTGAGTACCGAACAGCAGCGGCCCCGTTCGCCCAAACATCGGAAGCCGAAACATAATAAAACGCGCGCCCTATCCAGAAATAAATTCGCTCGTTAACAAAACAGACTCCTGATATGCCGGTGTCAACATACGTTTGCCAGGAGAAAACGGCCGTTTCCGGGGCCTGGTTGTAATACCATACACGTATTCCGGAGCTTGTCATTTGCACTAAATACTTTCCGTCAGTACCAAGACCGCCTTGGTCTGTGAATGTATTGAGCAGCGTTCTCGTGGCCCCCGTTTCTACATTATGGACATATAGAGAGTTATAGTAAGTGATGTCCGGAATTGTTCCGTTTGACGACCTTCCGTACATCGAAATGAATATATATTTATCATACCCGGACAAGCCATATATTTTGCTATATGCGTTGTATCCCGCAAAGTCGATATATGTTGGAGCCGAAAGAGCGCTTAAATTATCTCCAACCTTCACCTCGCGTACGGACGTATATACGACAGTCCCATTGGGTCGTTTTAGGTCTTTCACGTTCACAATGTAAAAATAATTCCCGAGTCTTATCATCGCCATTTGAGGAGAACCTGGCGAGTGAGCGATGAGGTGGTCTATGACCAGATCCCCGAGCTGAGAAAACCCCTCCGTGACCGACTTCGTCATGTCCCAAGACATAAGACTAATCATTACATTGTCTTCGAGTGGATAATCGTAGCCGACCTGGAACACATACATTTTCTTGTCTTCTTTCGATATCATCCACT